TTATCATTACGTGGCGTTTAGTCGCTTATATATACAAATCGTACAACAAAAAAATAAGCGAGTTGAGTAAACGAATGAAGACGTTGGAGACACAAAACGAGATATACATTGATTTTATTATGAAATTGAATGATATTTTGAATAAACGTGATACCCAAGATACAGATTGATGGAGGTCGAATGATTGAGTAGAAATGATTATCTCATAAACGAATTGGACAGGAAGTTTGCGAATTACCCGAATTACAATAGAGAAATCGCGATTCGAAAAGAAGAACTAAAAATGAAAGAGGCTGATGAGAACATCGGTGGCGGTAAAGGGAACATTCGTAGCAATCCTGTTGAACAGCAAGTAATTAAAGAGTTATCTGATCCATATATTGTCAATCGGCAGCTTTGGAAGAAATGTATCAGGGAGACTTTAGAAAGTCAGAGCGCTGATATTAGAAAACTGATGGAGCTGAAATACTGGGGTGAAGATAGTTGGATGGATTGGGTAAGTTTTGGTCAAAAACATGGATATGCTCAAAAGACCATTTATCGATTGCGGCAGAAAATTTTGCTTGATTTTGGAAGACGAATTGGGGAAATCAATTAAAATGACACAAAAGTGGGTAGTTTTGTCACTGTCAACCCCTATATAATTGTATTATCAGAGAGTTTTAAATAATCCATCAAGCAGACGACTCAAATTAACTTTATTGGCATGAAGTTTCTCCTTATACTCCTTAACATACAAACGTCTAGCTTGGTGGATTTAATTGGCGGCACACAAAAAAATAAATGATGAATGGAGTTGAAAAGCTTCATTTCGTTTAAAGTTCACGTGCCGCCTTTCATTTGAAAATTGAAAACTCAACAGATTCAAACCTAGTGTAGATCGTTTGAACAACGAGCTAGGGCAACGTGGGATAAGTCGTAATAAGCGAGAATGCGGGATACTGTGTTCTAACTTAGGTATGGGTCGTAGTAATATGATCGGAACTAATGGTAAAAGCCATTATATGCAAAGCGGTGCGTAGACATTATGCAGAGGTAAGGTGCAAGACTTTCGGGCGAGATAATAGACGCTCCAGTGGAGAACAATCTTAGTCAGGTGTGGTGTGAGAAGCCAGACAAACCTAAGAAAACTCAAAACAATCGCTACTGATGAGAAACCTAGAAATAGGTGAATGACGAAAGAAATTGGCACGAGTAGCTTAACTTGTCAGCTCTTTGGAGTAAACAGATGATAGGTCAAAAAAATGACTAATAATGTTTAACAAAACGCTGAATGTTCAAGTGAAAGTTGTTGGCTGTTATGCCAGACCACGCAAGAAAAGCAAGAAGAAGCATTGCTGTAGCTCGGCAGTGTTCAGCCTTCTTGGGCGTGTAACCTAATAACCTTGAAAATAATGGAAGCAGGAAGAAAAGCCTGAATCTATTGAGTTTTGAGTTTTCAAATAACACATAATCAAGATCGCTTCGGCAGTCTTTTTATTTTGGCCATTTCTTATTATACTCTAAGTATTCGAATTACTAGGAGGACAATATGAAAAGGGAAACTGAACTAGAAGCAATAAAAAATTATCCTGATCATTATTTCGAAGTACAAGGCAGGACTTTAGAATCTCGTTTGTCAGACGTAGAAATTGGATCAGAACAGGAAATCGAAACAATAAAGACCTCATCAAAAGAAGCTGGAAGGGAGGCTGGAAGAGAAATGATAAATTCAATACCAGTAGTATCACTGGTATCAAAAGCCGCCTTTGTTTTTATGGACTGGAACAAAAAGTTAGATGCGAATTTAGAAGATGTAAAAAAACAAATGTTACTCGAGGCTTATTTTAATAAATCCGACAACCATGAAAAAGCAATCGAAAACTTGAAAGAAGCAATGACTGATGTATATGGTAATGCTCTAATCAATAAAATATTTAGAATGCTAAGCGACTATCCACCAGATGGAGACTGGTTTACACACTTGAGAACTGCATTGGAGAAAATTTGTGAATCCAAAAACTTTGAGAAGTTATTTGACACGCACAAATTTAATTTAGGTTTGATTGAAAAAATGTCTCCCCAAGCACTAAGTATTATCGTAGATGCAAATAACTGGCCGGAGTTTCAGTTTAGCTTTTCTGGTATGAGCATCGGTGGAAAGGTTACGGACCAATTCCAATTCCCTTTCGCTACGACATATGCTCAAAAAAAAGGAATCAAAGAAGCAATTAAAGTGGAGAGAATCGTTCATATTGTAAATGATTTACAAAATGGCGGATTTATTGAATGTAATGAACGTCAAGGTCAATATTTCAAATTGCGACTTACAAATATGGGAAAATCGCTATTCGAGTATTTAACTGATGCAAAATATTATTAGGAAGTAGATCACTCATCCGAGTGGTCTTTTTATTATGGCCGAAAACCTACATTTTCGATGGCCGATTATTGGAGGAAAAATAATTATGGACGATGAATTAATTAGTGAAGCTAGAAAGATAGCAATTGACTTTAACGGGTTTGAGCAAAAATTAAAGCCAGTTCATTTACAACACAGAATGCGAATTGGAATCAATAGAGCAGCAAAGCTATATGAGCAGTTAAAGAATGAAGGCTTAGTTTAGCAGTCTCCTCGTGAGGCTGTTTTATTTTTGCGCACAAAAAAAGAAGACCACTGTTTCCGCAGCAATCCTCTTATGTAACAAGCAAGAAAAATATAGCATTTTATGCCATACATTTCAACACAAAAATAAACCACTACCCAGAAGATAGCGGTCAAAGAGATTATGAAAAAGTTGTTACGGGTTATTAGCTAAGTATATCACGGTAACGATTACACAACAAGGCAGAAAAGGAATAAATACTATGAGAAACTATTGGTATGTATCATTAAACAATAAATACCCGCTGCCGATGAAAGGACAACATAAACGTGTAGTGATGTCTGTTCAAATGAAGGCGAAGTATTCGATTGTAGAAATGACTAGAGAAGCAACGCCAGTAGAGATTGATCATTGCAAGTTAGTTTATTGTGGGTATGGGCTTTGGAAAGAGGATCATATTCAAAAAAATATCAAGAAATACGTTTAGTTTGTTTTAGTTTGGAGGTGATTTTATGAAACTTACTAAGAGGCATAATAAGGCTATAGAATTACTGTTCGAAGGGTCCTTAAAGCGGATTGAAATCGCTGAAGAACTAAAGATAAGCGAACAGACACTTTACAATTGGTTAAAAGACGAAGATTTCACTCATGCTTATGATGAATATGTGAAAACTATTATGGGTAAGTCATCTGGTAAGGCGTTGAATACGATGCTGAAGCTATTAGCAGCCAGATCAGAAATGGTTCGTTTTAATGCTGCTAAAGATATTCTTGACCGCGGGGGATTCGCTCCTGTTGATAAGAAGGAGATTACTTCAATTGAGCCTCCTGTATTTGAGGATGACATCGGTGGTGAACCAGATGGTTAAACTATCTGAGTATTTGCCAAAAGCTTTTCATAGTACATGGAGAGCTGCAATTGATCCAGAAATTCTTCATATTGTTGAAAAAGGCGGTCGTGGTTCAGGTAAATCTTCTGATATTGCGCATGTAATCATACAATTAATCATGAGGTATCCAGTCAACGCGGTTGCTATTAGATTCGTTGATAACACAATTGAATTATCGGTTTTTGAACAACTGAAGTGGGCCATTGAAGAACAAGGTGTAACGAGCTATTTCAAGGTCAATAAAAGTCCAATGAGAATTACATATCTGCCTAGAGGAAACTACATTACTTTTCGAGGGGCGCAGAACCCAGAGCGGATCAAATCATTAAAAGATAGCAGGTTTCCTTTCGCAATAGCTTGGATTGAAGAATTAGCAGAGTTTAAAACAGAAGAAGATGTAACGACCATTACAAACTCCCTTTTACGTGGCGAGCTTGCTGATGGTCTTTTTTATAAGTTCTTTTATAGTTACAACCCGCCGAAGAGAAAACAAAGTTGGGTAAATAAAAAATATGAGACCAGTTTTCAGCCAAAAAATACATATGTTCACCATACAACATATAAAGACAATCCTTTTATAGCTAAAGCCTTTATTGAAGAGGCAGAAGCGACGAAGGGACGTAATTTAAGGCGTTATGATTGGGAGTATTTAGGCAAAGCCATCGGTTCAGGTGTTGTTCCGTTTGATAATCTTCAAGTCGAACCAAACAGTATAACTGATGAAATGGTCGTCAACTTCGACAACATCAGGAATGGTCTCGATTTCGGTTATGCTACTGATCCGCTAGCGTTCGTTCGCTGGCACTATGACAAAAAGAAAAACGGCATCTATGCTATTGATGAAATTTACGGCGTTAAGATCAGCAATCGAGAAGCCGCGAAAGAATTGCGCAACAGAGGTTATCAAAACGATGAAATATTTTCAGACTCAGCAGAGCCTAAAAGTAATGCTGAGTTAAAGAATGAACATGGTATTAAACGTATTAGAGGAGTCAAGAAAGGGCCTGATTCAGTCGAATACGGAGAACAATGGTTAGATGATTTAGATTTTATCTGCATTGATCCTTTACGAACACCTAACATAGCTAAAGAATTTGAAAATATAGATTACCAAACAGACCGTGATGGCAATCCTAAACCACGTTTAGAGGATAAAGACAACCACGCAATCGATGCAACGAGATATGCATTTAACGAAGATATGTGGTCTAAGCGTAAGCAGACCGTCACGAAAGAACAAAGAAACAAACTTAAGAGAATGTTTTAAAGGAGTGTGAAAAATGGACAAAGTGAACGAATTTGAACATGGTGCAGATATTCGCTATGCGGATGGCGTAAATCAAAACTTCGTTAGTTTCGATGTAGCGTCAAACTTACATTATAGATTTAGTTCAGCAGAAGATTTGCTAAAAGACTTACCAACGCTAGCTGGAATGATCAGGCATCACTATGATAATCAAGTACCACGTTTAGAAGTGTTAGATGATTACTACAAAGCGAAGAATACGAATATCATCAAGAATAATCGTCGAAAAGAAAAAGAGAAATCGGATCACCGATCTGCGCATAACTTTGGGAAAGTGCTTTGTACGTTTGACGTGGGCTATAACACCGGGAATCCGATTAAAATTCAAATTGATGATAAGGCAAAACAATCTGAAATCGACGAATTTAATATAAACAATGATATTGATGGGTTGAACGCTGAGCTTTGGCTTGATATGGATAAATATGGTCGGGCATACGAAATTATCTATCGAGACAGTGACGATTTAGATTACGTTGATTTAGCAAATGCATTTGAAACATTTGTCGTTTATGACACTACTGTTAAACGTGAACCGATTGCAGCAGTCAGATATCCTAAAACACGATTTATGTCAGAAGTAGATAAGCAAAAGATTCAACCGATCGTATACACAAAAGATAAAATCGTAACGTTTGAAGAGACCACGTTAGTTGCTATTGAGTTAAAGAATCCTTCAGAAGATTATCACGATAGAAAAGAAGTACCCATCACAGAGTATTCACCTAATCGATTCAGAATGGGTTTGTACGAGGACATTCTTTCGTTAATTGACCTTTACGATGCCGGTCAGTCAGATACAGCGAATTATATGACCGACTTGAATGATGCATTGTTAGTTATCAGCGGTGATATTGAAGCATCAGGCATTACTACAGAAGAAGCTATCAGGCAAAAAGACGCTAATATGTTACTGCTTGAATCAGGTGTCGATATAAGCGGGAATAAAACTAGTGTTACAGCTGGTTATATATATAAGCAATATGATGTGAATGGCGTGGAAGCTTATAAGGATCGTGTAAGAAAAGATATTCATGAGATATCAATGGTACCTGACTTAACCGATAATAACTTTTCGGGCGTCCAGTCTGGCGAATCAATGAAATATAAACTGTTTGGGTTTGAACAAATGACGGCAACGAAGCAAAGACTATTTAAGAAAGGTCTGATGCGTCGCTACCGTCTTTTATTTAACCTTAAGACAAGTGTTGCTGAAATGGACAACTCGGACCTGACTGGATTTAGAGTAACATTTGCTCCTAATTTGCCTAAAGCAGTTTTAGAAGAGTTAAAAGCATTAGTCGATTCGGGAGCTGAACTGAGCCAAGAAACCATCCTAGGTCTTTCATCTTTCGTTGCTGATGTACCGGCAGAAATTAAAAGAGTAAAAAGTGAACAACCGACTGCTGGGGTTCCTGATTACGATTTTTCGAACAAAGGAAACGATTATTTAAACCAACTGAAACAAGTAGCAAGAGAGGAGTAATCCGATGAAAATCTTTAAAGTATTTGTTTCCGAAGAGACTCAGAGTAATTGGGCTGGGAACTGGTATGATGAGTATTTCGGGCACATTGTTGTTGCTGAGAATGAAGACGAGGCTATGGAAATCGCGTTTCAAAAAGGCTTAATGGTTCCGAAAAAATTAGCGACAGTCGAGGAGATAAATCTCTCTGAAAAAGGAATTGTCCTCTCCGATTTTAATGCTGGTTAGGAAGTGAATGAATGATATCTTCCGAATACTGGCGCAAACGTGAAGAACAACATATTGCGCAAATGATTAAAGACGAAAAGCAAATGAAGAAAGCTATCGCTGACAGGTTTCAAATTGCGATTGATAATATCAACAAAGAAATCGATGCAAATTGGCAGCGATTTGCTGGCGAGGAAGGGATATCGCTTTCTGAAGCTAAGAAACTTTCAATGGAACATGATGTCAAAGCCTTCGCTAGAAAAGCCAAACAATATGTTAAGACGAAGGATTTTTCTAAGACAGCTAACGATGAGTTACGCCTCTACAATGTCACAATGAGAGTTAATCGTTTAGAACTCCTTAAATCGCAAGTAGGGCTTGAATTGATCGCACTGTCCGATGATCTCGACAAATACACTACTGATTTGCTGACAAAAGAAGGTATTGCTGAAGCAACACGGCAAGCCGGCATATTAGGTGAAACCATTTTCGATGGCTACAAAGATTTTGTAGATGCTGTCGTGAGTGGTTCTTTTCATTCTGCGACGTTTTCTGAACGCATCTGGGGCAACATGGAGGCATTTAAAGCTGAGTTAGATAAATTGTTAGTCCAAACGGTTACGCAAGGTAAAAACCCACGTGACATGGCTAGAAAGTTGCGTAATTTGTATGATGCAAAAAAGTACGAAGCGGAACGATTGGTGCGAACGGAATCAGCAAGAGTGCAGACGGCTATTCAAGCAGAAAGTTATAAGAAATATGGGATTGAAGAGTATGAGTATATTGCAGAGCCAACCGCCTGCACGAATATATGCGAGCCTTTAAATAGCAAAGTATTCAAGTCGAAAGATATAACTCCCGGTATTAACGCGAGTCCAATGCACGCAAATTGCAGGTGTTCGACCGCGCCATATGTTAATCGGAAAGAATACGAATAATCTAAAAAGAGAGCTGAAAACGCATGGTATATCGCCCAAGGTATCTTGATGAAAAGAGAAGAAATTGCGCTAAAATTCTTATAAATACACAGCTAAAAGATAGAAAAATAGTTATGAATTATTCGGACAGTAGCAAAGTTATCGCCACTAAAGAAAAGATAGAATTTTTTGATTCAAACGGTGATCTGAAATGTAGGCTTAACGAAAAGGGAGAAGGTGAAATATATGAAAGATTTTAACGAAGTCATTTTAACCATCGAAGTTAAAAAAGGGCTGGGAAAAGCTTATAAAAAAGCCATTGAAACTGAAAATAGTACTCAATGGAAACAGAATCCAATCTACAACAGTAATAAAGAATTGATTAGTAATGAGCTAAAACCGGTGTGGAATGGAAATTATGCATCTGTAAATGTTGCAGAAGGAACTACTAAAGATCAATTAACCATTTCAATTATTTCGCACACATTGCCTAACCTTTTAGAAACTACTAGTTGGTATGAGCGGATGGGTGCGAAGGTTGTTTATAAGAGGATTATTGAATAAGGAGAATATTATGCCGAAAACATTCACGGTAAAAATTAAACTCAAATTTCCTTTCTATTGGTATTCTTTCAAGATTAAATTTCAAAGTTTGTTCAATGAAGAATTAGCTAAAGATACATTTTTGTGGTTTATGCGCGATTTCGAAGAAAACAACAGAAAATATATCAAAGTCATTTAAAGTCGCTAGCCATAAGCTAACGGCTTTTTTATTATGCCTTCTTACTGCTTACAGGCATTAAAGAGAAAGCTGTTCCGATTGACTGGCGTAACTAGTTAAATTATCGGGTAACGGCGTAACCGTGGAGGAATAATCATGAAAAAACGTTTATTGATGCCTATGCAGTTACAATACTTTGCTGAACCAGAAGGTGGTCAAGATACACCGCCGGCGAAACAAACTACACCACCAGATGATAAGCCAAAGGGTGAAGAAACGGGCAAAACATTTTCTCGTGACGAATTAGCGAAAATTGTTGCTGCTGAAACTAAGAAAGCTCGTGCAAGCTGGGAACAAGAAGCAGAAGCGAAAAAAGAAGAAGCTAAGAAGCTTGCCAAGATGAATGCAGAAGAAAAACTTCAGCATGAGTTGCAACAAAAAGAGGCAGAGATTGCTGAATTAAAACGCGGGCAAACGTTGAATGAAATGAGAACGGAAGCTTCTAAAATGCTTTCTAACGCAAGTTTACCGCACGATGAAGAGCTACTTGGCTTAATCGTTTCCGATGATGCGGAAGCTACTAAAAAGGCTATTGCAGTTATTACTAACTTTGCATCACAGATCAAAAAAGAAAATGCCCGACAAACGCCACCAAGTGCTGGGGGACAGTTTTCAGCAGACAAGACCACAAAACAAACTGTAGCTGAATTAGCAAAGAAAAACAGAATTATTAATTAGGAGGATAACTATGAAAAAAGAACCATTAATGAAAATGAACCTACAAACATTTGCTCAAACGTGGGATCCAGACAATGTGACTGTTTATGAAACTAAAGAGGGGAAAATTCCTGATAAGTATAATACATTGATTTTAAACGAAGTAATGGAAAACTCGAAAATCATGCAGTTGGCTAAATATGAAGAAATGACTGACAAAGAAAAGAAATTTGAATACTTTGCGGAAGGACCTGGAGCATACTGGGTCGGTGAAGGAGAAAAAATTCAAACCTCTAAACCAAAATGGTTACAAGCAACAATGTACGCAAAAAAACTAGGGGTGATCATCCCTGTGTCCCGTGAATACTTAACATACAAAATGTCAGATTTCTTCACTGCTATGCAACCAAAAATTGCTGAAGCCTTTTACAAGAAGTTCGACGCTGCTGCATTGTTAAACACAGACAATCCATTCCCGCAATCATTAGAAGAATCTGTTGTTAGCGCAACAAATATTGTAGAAGGCGGGCTAACTTACGACAATATCTTGGCGTTGGAGGATTTGTTGGGTGAGAATGAATTTGAACCTAACGCGTTTATCTCTAATCGTAAAAACCGTACAGAACTACGCTCAGCAGCTCAAACAGTTGGTAATAACGTTGAATTTATCTATGATCGCGCAGCAAACACAATTGATGGGGTTCCTGTTGTAGATTTGAAAGCATTAGGTAAAGGTAATTTGTATGCCGGAGATTTTAACTACATGTTTTATGGTATTCCATTCAATATTAACTTTAAAATTTCGGAAGAAGCGCAATTGTCAACGTTAAAAAATGAAGACGGCACTCCAGTGAATCTTTTTGAACAAGAATTGGTCGCTTTGCGTTGCACGATGGATGTCGGATTTATGATCGTGAAGGATTCTGCCTTTGGTAAAATCCGCCCAAAAGCTTAACGCCTGCTACTGGTATTGTTCCTAGCCAAAAGACATGGACTGGTAAAGTAGGCGACAATAAGACATTTACTATTACAACTACACCGGCAGACGCTTCAGATTCCGTAGCAGTGGTTACAGCGTCCACAGCAACCTCTAGCGATGAGTTGATTGTTACGGTTGCTAAGACTGGCGATGGAACATTTGAAGGAACAATCGCTGGCGAAGGTTCAGCAACAATCAACTTTACATCGGGATCATTAACGACATCTATTGCTGTGACTGGTCAAGCAGCTGGATAGGCGGTGATTATATGGCTACAATCGCAGAAGATGTGAAGAAACTGCTTGGTGGCACAATTGATGAAAAGCTTGAGATCATCGAACGACGAACAAAGGAACGTTTAGCTTCATTGCTAGGCGTTTCTGACGTGCCTGATGATTTTGAGTACATTTCTTACGAGGTCACACTCAAACGGTTCAACCGGATCGGACAAGAAGGCATGCAATCTTATTCGCAAGAAGGATTATCAATGGCCTTTCCTGATTCTGACTTTTCTGAATATCGTCGAGAGATTGACGAGTTCAAGGATAAAGAAAAAGGTCTACTTGGTCCTCGAAAAGGTAAGGTGAGATTCTTATGAGATACATCGATGAAATCACCTTTGTAAAAGATTCTAAGGAATCAAAATATGATCCAGATCTTGGTGAGTGGGTTGATGGCGAAGCAAAACGAACTGGAACGGTTGCGAATGTGACCGATCTTGGTACAGAGCGTAGTGTAAAAGTATTTGGTGATGTTAGAGAAGGGGCAAAGGTCATTCGGACCATGCCTCTTTTTTCTTTACCTGAATTTGATCATATCGAGATCGATGGCAAGACATTCAAGGAAACCACTGCTAGAAATCCGTCAGGACGGCATAGTTTGATTGTTCAGGAGGTGGCTTCAAATGAAGGCTAGTCTTGGATTTAAAGGTATTGACCAACTAATACGACATCTTGAGAAAAAAATGACTCTGGAAGATGTGAAAAAAGTGGTTACCATAAATACTTCCGAAATGGCCAATCAGATGCAGAGGCGCGCTCCTGTTGACACCGGATTTATGCGGCGATCCATCACACAGTCTATATTAGACGGCGGGTTGTCCGGGATGGTGACGCCGACTGCTGAATATGCGCCTTATGTCAATTTCGGTACGAGATTCCAAGCTGCGCAACCTTTTGTCAGCAACGCTTTTAACTATCAAAAGATTAAATTTTTGGCTGACATGAGAGGGTTGGTAAGATAATGCAAAAACAACCGGATCAAGAATTATACGATGAAGTCTACAAAATTTGTCAAGCCTTAGAATATAACGTGTTTACTTACCTACCGCCTGATAAAACACCATATCCGTTTGTGTATATTGGCGAGTCTCAAGAACTGCCACAAGAGACTAAATCTGTTTTAGTGGGTACTGTTCAACTCAATATCCATATCTATGGATTGCACACCAAGCGCAAGCAGGTCTCAGATATGAAAGGCGCGATTCTGTGGGAACTTCGGAAACTAAGACAATCGAAAAACTTTAATTGGAAAATATCCAATAACCAAACGCAGCCACAAATGCTGCAGGATACAACAACAAATACCGCGCTCTGGCATTGTGTAATACCGCTAGAGATGCGATTTTACTAGGAGGGAAAAGCATGACAGTGATTCAAGGGAAAGACCGAATTTTGCTTGTTCGTCGTTTAGATGAAGCAGGTTCAAAAGATGCGACGAAGCCTTTATATCAAATTGAACACGAATGGGAGTATTCGCGTGACAATAAGTCAGAACAAACGAAAGACGGTAGTGTTCCTACCTCTGGTGGTTTGGAAGTGACTCTGGCGCTAAAAGGTCTTGCATCTTACGATGACGAAAATATGTACATGAAGAAATCAGTAGAAGACGGAGCTACAATGGAGTTTTGGGATGTCGATCTAAAAGGCGTACAACAAGGAGAAAAATATCCTGCAATCTATGGTCGTGGAAAAGTTGGTAAATGGAAATTACCAGCAAACGTTGAAGATTTGATTGAAATTGAAACAGAAGCAACAATCGAAGGAACTCCAAAAGATGGGTTTGCCACTGTTTCTGAATCGGTAATTAAAGAGGCACAATACGCATTCCAAGACACTACAAAAACAACTACTGAAGGTTAGACAAATAGTCTAGCCTTCTTTTTTAGGAGGAAATTATGAACTTTGATATTAATGGAAAAATCATTGATGTGAAATTTACCATTGGTGCTATTGAAGCGCTGGATCAGATGTATGAAGTCCACACCGGAGGGGCTTCTTTTGGAATGGGAATCAGTTCAGCGCTTGTTTATTTACAGCAATGTAATCCGGTCGTTCTGAGAAATATCATTATGGCTTTGCAAACAGACAATGCAAAAGTTGGCAAGTCTGAAATCGAAGCATGGCTAATAACTCAAGATATTGAAAAAATGTCGGGAGACTTAATAGCAGAGTTGGGGAAGCAGGATTTAACAAAAGCGATGATAAAAAAACTGAAAGCTCAGACACGAAAAGCAGCGAGCAAAAACTAAAAAAAAATAGTCGAGAATTCTATGAAGAATTAGCTTTAAACGCTTTTCGGTTTCTTGGTTGTCAAACATTTGAAGAAGTTAACAAAATGACTATCAGAGAATATGAGCTACGAATGCTCGCTTTCAATCTTTCTCAAGTAGACGAGGAAATGAAGCGGCACCAGCAAGCCTTTCTAAATGATGCGGTACGCGCAAAAAATAAAAAAGGCGAACCCATTTACAAACAATTTTCTGATTTTTACGACTACGAAGAAAGAATAAACAATGTTCTTGAAGGGTCCATATTCGAACAAGAAATACTTAATGAAGAACGCAAACGAGAACTAACACAAGTAGCTAAACGCCTTCGTGAATTTAGAGAAGGGAGGGGGACGATATAGCAGAATCATTTTCAGTTGAAGCATATCTGAAAGCCACAGACAGTGGATTTGTAAAAACATTTAAAGATGCTCAGTCTGCAGTCGAAACCTTTGAAAAAGATTCAAATAGTACGATGATGGCTGTCGGGTCAACCATGCAAACTGCTGGGAAATCAATGACAAAACTTCTTACTGTTCCCATTCTGGGTGCAGGAATAGCTGCTGCTAAGATCGGTGGCGACTTTGAAGAACAAATGAGTCGAGTAAAGGCGATATCTGGTGCTACAGGCAGTTCATTCGATCAGTTAAAGCAACAAGCAATTGATTTAGGCGCTAAGACTGCTTTCAGTGCGAAAGAGTCTGCTGCTGGTATGGAAAACTTGGCATCTGCTGGTTTTGATGCAAATGAAATCATGGAAGCAATGCCGGGACTTTTGGACTTGGCAGCTGTTTCTGGTGGCGATGTTGCTTTAGCGTCTGAAAATGCGGCGGCTGCATTGCGAGGTTTTGGGCTTGATGCCGGACAAGCTGGCCATGTAGCGGATGTGTTCGCACGTGCGGCAGCGGATACTAATGCGGAAGTCGCTGACATGGGTGACGCGATGAAATATATTGCGCCAGTCGCAAATGCAATGGGCATTTCACTTGAGGAATCCGCAGCAGCGATAGGTATTATGTCTGATGCTGGCATTAAAGGATCTCAAGCAGGCACGTCTTTACGTGGCGCCCTGTCACGTCTAGCAAAGCCGACTGATCCTATGATCGCAAAAATGGATGAACTGGGGCTAAGTTTCTATGATGCGGAAGGTAATATGAAGTCTTTGAAAGATCAAGTTGGAATGTTACAACAAGCATTTAAAGGGTTAACTCCTGAACAGCAACAAAATGCTTTAGTCACTTTGTATGGTCAAGAATCGCTTTCTGGAATGATGGCATTGATTGAGAAAGGGCCCGATTCATTAGGGAAACTTACAAATTCTTTGAAGGACTCTAATGGCGCAGCTGATGAAATGGCTCGAACGATGCAAGATAATATGAACTCATCGATTGAACAAATGTTAGGAGCATTTGAATCTGCGGCAATTGTAATTCAAGGTATTATCGCTCCAGCAATTCGCGGAGTAGCTGATACAATCGGAGGATTGGTGCAAAAATTTGTTGATGCTCCTGAGCCAATTCAAAAGATGGTTTTAGTAATAGCTGGCTTAGTTGCCGCTATCGGGCCGCTCCTTTTTATCGGTGGCTCTATGCTTGTGTGGTTTGCAAAGCTGAAAGTAGCCGTTGGATTTCTATCAACTTCATTTCCAGCTTTGGGAGGCGTATTTACTGCGTTAACAGGGCCTGTTGGGATAATTATTGGAATCATAGCGCTGTTAGTAGGCGCTTTTATATTGGCATGGAATACCAGTGAAGGTTTCCGAAATGCAGTTACAGCTATTTGGGAATCAATAAAAAATACAATTTCATTTGCAGTTCAAACTGTATCGAATACGATTACAAGGATTTTTGGGTCCGTCGTTCAATGGTGGAAAGCTAATAACGAGGAAATAGCTGCTGCAGTTAATGCGATTTGGAATGGAAAAATAGGTCAATTTATTCGAGATGCAATGGGTGTGATACAAGGAATCATTGTAGGTGTATGGACAGCTATTAAAGGAATAACAGAAGGTGTATGGACAGCAATATCAGCGGTAATCGAAGGTGCTTTAAGAGTTATTCAAGGATTGATCAAGTTTGTTCTGGGAGTTTTATCCGGTGACTGGTCAATGGCATGGGAAGGAATGGTAGAAGCAGCTTCTGGTATTCTATACGGACTAGGTGGATTAGTAGTAGGCGCACTTGAAGCGGTCATAGGAGTTGTGAAAGGCTTCTGGTCAGTATTCAAAAACGCTGGTTGGAATTTGGTCAAGATGATTGCTGATGGAATTTGGTCGGCAATTAGTCTACCTGTAAAAGCAATAAAATCTGTGGTTTCAAAAGTTCGCCGATTCTTGCCATTTTCACCAGCCAAAGAGGGACCATTGAGTGATTTAGATCAATTGAACTTTGGCGGAACAATTTCTACAGGGATTTACGCAGGACAAAGTGAGATTGATCGTGCGATGGCATCTGTTATGGATATTCCTGCACTAAGTAATCTAAACGCTAGTTTGGGAGTGAAACATACTGTTGCAACTAAAAATGAGAACCGAGCTAATAAACAACCAGCAACATTCAATATCCGATTGGGAAATCAAGTGTTTAAAGCTTTTGTAGATGATATTAGTCAACTGCAAGGACAAGAAGCGGATATAAACCTAGCATTTTAGAAGGAGGATGAAGCGTGGAAGAATGGGAAAATCCAATGTATCAATTTAGAGACACAACGAAACGACCAGCTTACAAATCGTGGATTCCGACTTCTGCGATGATTTACGGCGGTACGATGATTGAAAAGATTATTCCCGGATACCAGACACTATTCGTGGAAGGTCGGGAAATGCTGTCACTTGATTTGGAATCCGAGAAGAAGAATGTAGGTGTTCATATATCAGCACAGCGATTACCTGAACGCTCATTGATAATACACTACAAACTAACAGAGTCTAATCCAGTTGAGTTTCAGCGAAGCTTCAAAAAGCTGATGCGAATTTTATACAAACAAGAAGATGTCGAGATTCATTTTAATGATGAACTCGACACTTTTTATTATGGGAGATACTCTGTTGCAGAAAAGGTTCCGGGGAATACTGATAGCGTAGTTTCAAGTTATACAATTACTTGTCCAGATCCGCGAAAGTATTCAAGACAATTTGAAACAAACGGAGAAATATTCGAGTATATTCCTTACGGCTCTGTTCCAGATTCAATAAGCTTTACTGCATCAAAAGACAACAGCGTCAAAGTGACGAATGGTCGGCAAACTATCAGTATTTCAAATGCGGCTCTTAAAAAAGGTGATCGTGTCGAAATGTTAATCCGCGAGGGGAAAATACTGATCAACGGAGAGAACAAAACAAGAGTCCTTGATCTGACTAGCCCATTCAAAAGTTTCACTGTACGAACAGGAGAAGTTATCAAAAGTGACAACGGGACTCCTTTGATTAAGTATCGAGGAGTGTGGTTGTAGTGGAAAGTTTCGATAAAGATGTCTATTTCTTTGATGACAATCAAAAACTCATCAAAGTAGTAGGTGAAGAAAATTTATTCTCGAATATTCAAGAAATGGAAATCACACCAAACAAAGAAGAATTGATCAATGATAAATTGTCGGTCAGTACCGAGTTTGATGAAGAAATTAAGGATGCAGTTTATATGGCGGTTCGCGAAAGCGAGTCGTCTTTTTCTATGTACAAAATAGCTGGGATTGCTGATCCAGGTTCACTATTAATCTTTACTGGGGTTAATTTCGGACCTGATGAGCTTGAAGGTTACATCATCAACGATATTCGACCTGCGAATGAGTTCTTTCAAAAAACGATTCAACGAGTCATCGACTATACGTTAGGAGAGTGGCGCGTTGGTTACTTGGATTCAACTCTTCCTAAAGTATCAATGAATTTTTACTACTGCAGTGTTCGCGAAGCACTGAAAATGCTTCAAGCATTAGGTTGCGAAATACTATTTAAATGCAATCTTACTGGTGAAGGAATAACTGATAAGTGGATTGAAGTACGTCGGCAAATCGGTGAGTACAGTAATGAAAGATACGATTACGGCGATAAAGCTTTAACAATTGAAAAAGAAGTCAACCGAAGTAATCTATTTACTTCTTTAATTGGGAGGGGTAAAGGAGAAGAAGTGGGTGACGGCTATGGACGGCGCATTGAGTTTGATCAAGTCTATTGGTCGAAATCGAAAGGCGATCCATTAAATAAGCCAACAGGTCAAATATATTTAGAAATTCCTGAAATGACCGCCAAGTATGGTATTCCTACGAAAAATGGAAAACGTCGTAAGCGAGAGAAGGTCGTCATTTTTGAAGACTGCGAGGAACCGACTGAATTGATCCAGCTTACGTATCAGGAGCTAGTAAATTGCTCAAGACCACTCGTTCAATTCAAGTCGACTATTTTTGGCGCAGATAATTTGGGTAATACTATACGCATTAATCGAGAAGATCGCGGCTATCACTATGAAACGCGAATTTTCAGCGTGAAGATTGACCGTTTAACCGGAAAAGTCGATACAGGATTAGGCGACAATTTGAATAATTCTGCTACTCGCCAAGCGTCTAACGTTCAGAACTCCTTGCAGACTCTGGATGACACAAAAATGACCTTTTATGAATCTACTGAAGTGTCCAAGTTTCAATCTGATATTATCCGAGGTGCAAAAGGCGGATCAATTATCATGATGAACCCATCCGATACAGGAAAAGGAACTTCGAGGCAGCCTTATCAGATGGTTTGGATGAATGGCGATTCGATTGCTACTTCTAATCATTTTCTTGTAGCGAACTCTGAAGGGATAGGTTTCATTGATGGAAAGTTTAACGAAGCCAATTTCAAGACCGCATGGACCATTGACGGTAATTTCAATGCGAATTATATCCAGTCAGGGCGTATTAGGACTGATATTTTTGAAACTTCATTTAATGCTGTTGGCGATCAGTTAAAGCTAGTAAAAGGTACTTTGCAGGTCGTAAACAGTAATAAAAAAATAATGGAACTGACAAAAAAAGGAATGCAGTTCTGGAGTGGTAGCAAAGAAATTGGAACGATTGGAACAACGGACTCTGCCGGCAATCCATTTCCCGATGCTTCAACGCCAACACCAATTCCTGATAACGCACTGGTAATCCGAACTGAAGGCAGCGGAAAGTACATTTTAATATCACCAAATAAAGGCAAAGGATTTATCATGCTCGCAAACGGAACCACTATTCATAACGGTGATATGAATATTCAAGGCAAGTTGCGAGTGTTTGGTGATCTAGATGTTCAAGGCAAACTAACCATCAAAGGTCAGGAGGTGTTTCCTGGTCAGGGAGGGGGTGGAAATAATGGTGGCGGTAGTTGGAACGGCATGTATCCACCAGAGGTGACCTCTCAAGCTGATAAGTTCGCTTGGGAACTTTGGACCATGCTCTTATCTAAAGGGTATTCAAAAGCTGCTGCTGCTGGTATTTTAGGGAACGTTCAAGGTGAAGCTGGCGTTTCCATGAATCCAGATATTGCTCAAATTGGTGGGCCGGCGTATGGAATTGTCCAGTGGGATGGTTCGGCTTATCCGTTAGTCGGTGCGCCGACTTACAACGGGCGCGAATACGTTCAACGCTTGATGGCTGCTGCTGGAATTACAGAAGATTATAAGACAATGGCCTCACAAGGTAAGCTACTTGATTGGACTATGTACAACGGACAATGGTTAGGACAGGTTCAGCCTACTACCCAATCGGGGTTCAAAACAATTTCTGACGCATCACAAGCAGCGTTTGCTTTTGAAAAAAACTATGAACGTCCAGCGGCTACGCATCCTGAGCGTCAAGGATGGGCAGTGAACTGGTACAACAAGTTCAAAGATTTGAAAATTTCATCTGGTGGCGGTGGAAATATTTTATCTGCTGCGAAAAGTTTACTAGGTTATTTTCATTATTCTATGCCACTAAGAACACAATTTGGTTCTGTTGAAAATCCAGACAGGAACGGCTATGCCGATTGTTCTTCGTTCGTTTGGTTAGCTTTGACAAAAGCTGGGTATCGTACACCACCAGGAGTTGGCTGGTACACAGGTTCAATGACAAGTGATGCGCGTGGCGCAAGAAACTGGCTAACTGAGATTCCTCAAAACCAAGGGAAGGCCGGAGACGTGTTGATTGTAAACCAAGGCGGCGGAGCTGGATCAAATGGACATACTGCGATTCTAGCCGAGGATTGGCACGGCTATACTACATCCATCATCGAGATGGGCGGAATGCAATCTGGCGGTGTCGGAGTAGGACGCGTTGATATGTCGTTTGGTTGGTTATTAAATGGTGGCGATGTATGTATAGCAAGAGCGAAGAAATAGAGGTGATTGCGTGATAGATAGAAAAGGATTGAATCATTTAAAAAGTTTGATAAATCAACCGGTTGGTAATCATCAATGTTATGCGCTTAGTGCGGAATACGCTGGTGTAATGATTGGGCCTGACATGGGAGCTGGAACAAAATATGATGTTCTTGTTCGTAGAGGCCCAATTTTTTCTGCGGCCGATATTGGTTCTGCTTACCAATGGCCGCTTTATCTTTGGTCAGTGATTGAAGAACCGAGCTATGACGATTTAGTTATAGGGGCAATCATAAACTGGAAGCGTAATGCAAAAGTGAGTGAGTTTTTTACAGCCCATAAAAATTTCGGGCATACTGGTGTGATTCGTGGATTAGAAAACGAACGTATTCAAACATACGAACAAAATGCAGAATCAGGTGAATTTGTTGCAGAATACGATCGAGAGTTTTTTGACTCTGATCAAATCACATCTATTTGTATCCCGCCTGATTTTGAGAAAGGAGTGATGAACATATGGCAAAATGGAACGTTTCACTAAGTACAACTGATAGCTTCAACTATGTGGGAATAATGACTGTTAGAAATGGCAACAGGAACTCAGAAGTCATGGAAGCTTCGATTACTGAGAATGGCAAGCCTTACGACCTGACAGGGTGTAAAGCATATTTTGAATCAGTTTTGACTAATGACTCTGCGGTGCAACGATCAGCAAAAATCATCGATGCGAAGAACGGTAAAGTACAGTACACGTTCGATGAGTATTCGATGCAGGCTATTCATAAACAAACGGCAAACTTAGTCTTTTACAAAGGCGATGACTTGATTGCTACCACTCAAGACTTCACTTATTTTGTCGTTCGTGCTGTTTCAAAAACAGAAGGTGAAATGGGGTCTTACTGGCAGACTGTTGAAGATTTGATCATCGACATGATTGCTTTCCTTAATGAAAACAAGGGCGACTTCACTGATTGGATGAACGATCGAAAGAAAGAGTTTGAGACTTGGAGCAAATATCAAAAAGAAACGTTTGAATCATGGCGAGCAGGTCAAGAATCAGATTACCTTCTTTGGTTTGAATCAATCAAAGACATCCTGAAGGGGATTGATCCCGGTGGAATGATGTTGGCGGAGTTAATGGATGCTCGTGTGGATCTCGAAGGTAAGCGGCACAATACGATTTCAGAACGCTTATTGGCTGATGCTGAATACTTATATAAAAAACTTAGAGCATCCCTTTTCACAATCGATTATGGGGAAATCGAAGTCGTAGATATTCTGCAAGATGATGTCTTTTCCGATAATCATGAGGTTGAAAAAATCGGAACAGTGAACAATGCGAATGAAGAAGGTGCTCTGGTGATCGCGACTATTGATGATCCAAAGCAAAACGTATTCACTCTTGAGAAAGTTGGGGTGATATAAGAATGGCTAAATCAAAACGCATGATGGAAACTGATGAGAAAACAGGAGTACAACGTCAGTTTTTCCCAATCACTCATATCTCTGCGATTATCGGACTAGATAAAATTATTTCTGGCCAATCGAAAGTGTTGTCAGTAAACGGGAAAATTGGGGCGGTAGTTATTACCAAAGAAGATCTTGGTCTTGGCAATGTCATAACTGAATTGCCCTACGCCAATGAGATGGAAGACGGAATCATCACTGCTGAAATGTATCAGAAGATTTTAAATTCTGGGGCAGGTGATTACGTGCTGCCGATCGCTGGCATTGATAAGCTCGGTGGGGTAAAAATCGGTGATCTGTTGACCATTGATGAAACAGGGAAGCTATCCGCTATAAAGCAAACTGACTACAACTTTACTCTTGAAATGAAGCAGAAGCTTGATTTTCTTCAGAATTATTCTGCAGGTCAAAATATCAACATCGATGCAGATGGAGTTATCAGTGCAGTGATTGAGCCCGGCGAAGAGTACAATCTGCCAACAGCATCGGTTGAAGAAAAAGGTGGCATTAAGATTGGTAATCGCTTGAGTATTGATGAAGATGGCACTCTAAGTGCTGATCCACAATTTAACTATACAGCTGGGGCAAATATTTCTATCTCTAACACTGGTGTAATTTCTGCCACTGGTGGCGGTGAGGGCGGCGGAGTGAGCCAAGAATATGTTGACGAAAAAGCATCTGAAGCTTATCAAAGTGCTAAAGCTTATGCAGACTCTAAGATTCCTAGTATGACATTCGAAAAGGTAGGGGAGGTTTAACTAAATGACAGATATTGTAAAAGTAAAACAGGATGACGTGCAGGTCTACCTTCAAACACATTGGAATGCTATTGAAGGCAAACCAGAAACCATGAAAGGCGACAAAGGTGATCCGGGTGCTGCCGCAACTATCACGGTAGGAACGGTAACAAGTGGTGCTACAGCTGCTGTTACGAATGCAGGAACCTCAGCTTCTGCGAAATTCAACTTTGTTCTTCCAAAAGGTGATAAGGGCGATCCTGGAACAAATGCTACTACGACTGCTGTTGCGACAACTTCAACAAATGGACTGATGTCTGCAGCAGATAAAACAAAATTAGATGGATTAAACAATATTACATTTGAGAAAGTAGGCGAAGTTTAATGGCAGATATTGTTCAATTAAAAGAAGATGGCGTAGCTAAATATCTCAAAACACATGCAGATGCAATTGATGGCATTGACGGGAAATTAGTCAAAGCTACTGGTAACGAAACGATTCTAGGAACGAAGAATTTTCAAGATGGTGTTCAAATTAAAGGGAATTTGCCTGTTTTAACAAAATCAGTAAATGATTATGCGTCAGTAGATAAAAACAACAATGCTTCAGTTATTTCGAACGGCAGTATGAAACTGTACAGAAGAGGAGATATCGTTTATCTGACAGGTTCGTTTCAATTGTCAGCGGCGAAAAATAATCAAGCTGTTTGGTTTGATGTTCCATCGTGGGCAGCGCCGATTAACATG